GAATCTAATAGCTGCTTCGGCTAATACTGTAGAATAAACTCCACACGCACCCTCCCAAGGTTCGGTACGTTCTTCATATTTGAACCCTAGAACGTCCAGCCCCCTTACAAATGTGTCTGCCCAGTCTTTTCGACTATCCACGTCAGAATCTACCATCTCTACAATATCATTTGACAGTAAATTCAACTCTTTATCTTCTAAAGTTTCAGCGATATTTTCGTCAAAACCACCCGTACCTGCGTTCTCCATCCCAGGAATAATTGTTACTTCTACACTACCATCATCCATTGTTACCATATCTGGGTTAACAATCTCGATCTCCATATCCGCACCATTAGGTGTTGGTTGGATACCTTGCGGTGCTTGATATAATCCTTTTTCTATGGCCATTAGTAACTTCCTTTTAATAATATCCGCTGTTTTTTCTTCTAAAGTACCTTATCTCATCTGCTTCATCATTTGGCAACCTAATAAAACCACCTTGTCTAAATCTCATCAGTGCCATAACCATGGAGTCCACGAGGTCATCATGACTCATAAATGGAAATCCTGCAACCTCTTCTATTAATTCTTCTGCCCATCTTGTTTCTGGAGCCCATACTAAACCAGATGATACTATATCTGTAACAGAATTTAAACGGGCTAATTTATCTCCTGATCCTCTATGGGGGGTATATTCCTGTACAGGTATTCCCATTCTACGCATTTCTTGGTAAATAGCCGTTCCAGCACTCTTTTTCTCCACAATAAACGAATCAGGTTCCCATTCTTCGTATTCTTCCATGGACAGTGCTTTTAGTTCAGGAAACTCTAAACGCTTCTTTATACTGTTCAAAAGTATAATATTATGCTCATTTTTGTCTTCATTTAAGAAAACACCCCATGTTGTGAGGGCTGTAAAGTCTGCTCTGTTATGTGTTTCAGCAGCTGCGTCTAACGACATAATAATATAATCACATACAGGAGGTTGCTCCTGTTTCCACATTTGCCACCATTCCCTCTTAACAATAGACGCTTCTTCAGCGGTTGGTTGCTGTTGATACTGTGCGTTCCACTGGAACACGGGCATAGAAGCTTTGGTACGGTGTAATGCTGGTAAATCAAAAAACGCAGGCCATAACGGTTTTTCTACTTCTTCCTTAGTCTTTTTATCTTCTACTTTTAATATAGCAGGAAACTCTACAATTTCATACTGATCCGAACCTTGGTTCTGTACCATGTCTTTTGTCACACGACCTGTCAAATCATCCATGTGCCAACGCGTTTGTATAATAGCTACTCGCCCACCAGGCATAAGACGTGTACGTGCACCAAAAGTAAACCAGTCATAAGCCTTCTCAAAGATTTCAAAGTTACCGTTGATGACATCTTGTTCAGAGTGAGGATCGTCAACAAGAAGCAAATCAGCACCGCGACCCGCAATAGATGAACCGATTCCACAGGCATAGTATTCACCTCCAACATTTGTATTCCATCGACCCGCTGATTTAGAGTCTACTGCTAAACTTACAGTAGGAAATATCTCTTTATAAGCGTCTGTTGCAATCAAATTACGTACTTTTCTACCAAAGTCCACCGCTAAATCAGTCGTATGGGACACCATCATAACTTTTTTATTAGGATTCCGCCCTAAAAACCAAGCTGGGAACATAATAGAAACAAGCTGTGATTTACCGTGTCTAGGGGGTATATTTACACAAATTCTGTCTTTTTTGCCTTTTTCTATGTCCATTAACATGTTTGCAAGTAATCTGTGATGCCTACCCGCTATATAATCGGACTGCATATGCTTACAAAACGATATTAAATCATTAAAAGCAGCTTCATTACGCTTTCTTTTAGATAGCTCACCCACTAATTTATCTATTTCTTCCACTTCATCATGGTCAAAATCGTCTAAATTAGCTAACATTTGCTGAATTTCAGCCTCAGAAAAGTCAAAATCCGTTTTGGTCGCTGTTTCTGGCATTATTTTTGTGCTTTTTCTTCCTTGGGAGTATCTTGTTCTTCAATTGTATCACTTTTTGCTGGAATTGTCTCGCTATTAAGCTGTGAGCTTGCGGATTTCTCTTCTTTGGGAGCTTCATCTTCTTCTTTTAGCCCTAATTCTTCGTCAACATCTATAGATTTACCGTCTATAACCACAGCATCTTCTGGATTTACCAATTTTGTCAGCTTTATACGTAATCTTTCTCTTAAATCGTCTGTTGACTGGTGTGTTACTGTTACTTCTGACTTTTCTGCAAATAATCCAACGTCAGATATCTTTCCTAAGAGCTCTAAAGCACGTATTCTAACTCTCGGATCGGGATTATCTGTCTCTAATAGTAATTTATTGGTTACTAAATGCCGAATTTGCATAGAATTTTCGACAACTGACCGCCCAAATTCCTGTAAAACATTGTCCGCCAACACTAAAGATGCGGGTCTTAACGTTGAAAGCTTCTTATTTGTTATTTTTCGTGACGTTCCTTCGGGGTCCCCAGAATAAACCGCAGATATTTTAGCTGTAACATCTTTATCTTCTTTGTTTGGCTCAAGATCTAGACCGTGATCTTCTAGTTCTTTGGCTGTATTAGCCGCAGCTTTCACTCGTTCCCTAAGATCTTGGGGTGGTGAGCTGCTATCCAGAGCGATTCCTAATTCAGGTTCTATTCTAATTGTCATTTTTTTCGCAGGTTGTTAACCGTTAGTGTGTGACCTCTGGTGGGTTGAAACCGAATCTATTATTGTACTAATGAGGCCACACATATCTATATATACCAAAAATTTTTTATTTGTAAAGTAGTTGGGACTCCTATAGGGGGGTCTTTCTGTGTGAAACTCAAAAAACACAGAATTATTCGTGTAAATTAATAATATATAGAAGAGCATGTTACTAAGTCAAAAAAAGTGGGTCATGGGGGTAGGGTATGGTCTAGCTATCGGGAATTGTTTAGCTTTGGTGAAAGCTAATAAACTATAACAAGTCATGCCATATGGTGCTGAGATCTATTGATTAATCCAATTAGATATGGTTATATTAACTTATCAAGACGCGATAACAATAACTGTTATTGTGGGACTTGTGTTTAATTATTCTTTGAAAGGAATATACTATGACTAAGCAAGTAAAATCTAATAGTGCAAACTATAACTCATTCGCAAAATACAAAGATGATTTAATCAAAGTGTTTGCTCGTATCAATTCTAATGATAACCTATACGATCAACAATATATGGAAGGCAAGGCTATTACTCTTGAAATACAAGAGAAGTTTAAGAGTTTTAGGTTTACGGATTTTCATTCCCCATATTTTAAGAATAAAGATGGTCAAGGTGGCTGGGTATCAGGCACGAAAGATGCTCAACACTGGGAGATTGATAACCTAGCTATTGGTGCAAATAAAGACGGAGTTGTTGCTTGTACTGCATCGGTTAAAGAGGCTTTGTTTATCATCGAGTGTTGTGTTGCTGGTATGGGTAAAAAGATACTTGAAATATGGAAGACACCACCAAAGCAACGTAGTGCAAAGTTCTTACAAGACGAGTTGGAGATGTATAAAGTTAAGATTAAGCAAGTACCTAAGAAAAGAGATCGCTTTTTCAATGCTTTAAAACCATCTCAAACCAAGGTTGTAAAAACTAGCAATCAAAAAGTTGTCGATCAATTAGACAGTATTAGAAAAATATTGGATAAACAAGATCAAGATTATACTCAAGAAATGAGATTAATCAATCAACTACGCACAAGATTTACGAAAGTAAATTAATATAACTGGGAGAGCTTTTGCTCTCCCTTTTTTTTGTCTAAAATTTAGGTAGTAAGTTGCTACCTATTTGATACCAGTTATCTGTGTAGCATTGAGCATTACGCATATGCCGCTGCAGCCGTTCTGTAAGTAGTGCGTGTTAACACGTTACCACAAGGTAGTAAGTTACTACCTATTTGATGCCAGTTATCAGTGTAGCATTGAGCATTTTGGGTAATGTTCCCTAATGTTCCAAATGTTACTTTTTTATTTACCAAAAAGTTACATTATGTTTTGGTGGTAAATCTTAGCAAGTAGTTGTAAACAGTGAAGTTTAATGCATAAGATTTGTGTTATATTTATCACTATTTATATAATGTTACTTTTTTAAAAATATATATGTATCTAGCAGGATTTCGACCTTCTAGGTTTTCTATAATGTAACATTCCCAAAATCATCTTTCCAGACATACACTCTCTGAAAAAAAGGTAACAATGGAACATTACTTTATTATCAATAACTTACACGCGAAAAAAAGGTAACATTAGTGGAACATTATGGAACATTACACAATCCACTACAGTAACACACAATATAACACATAACATAACAATTTATCATTAATCTGTACTAGATGTAACCATTTGACATACATACTATACTATGCTATACTATAAGGATAATCAATAAATATGTCTAAACAACAGAGGAGAACACGTTATGACAAATCAATACATCAATCAAACAGGTAGTAACACACTACCTAAATTGTCAGCACCGACACTAAACTCTAGTGCCATGCTAGTAGAGGTTAACATCTCTAAGTGGGAGGGCAGAAAGCTTGATAAGAAAG